GACATACAAGTTCTCTTGCCTTAGATGTTTCGGAAGAAAAAATTCCGTTCTCTGTAGCTATCCAGCTGCCACACGCCATGTTAGGATATTCTTTATCAACAGAATCAGGATAAAAGTTTGTGATGTTTTCAACCAGCTGCATGGAACGATTTGCTTTTTCTTCTTTTTCCTTTTCCTGCTCTGCTTTTTGAAATTCCTTTATGAACTCTTCTGCTATATGCTTCGCTTTCACACTTTTTGCCCGGTCCATCAGCTTAAACTTGATTTCTGAGCGGTCAATTTTACTTTTTACTGAAAAAAGCTCTTCATACAACTGTTTTTCCATAAAGTCTTGCGCTTGTAAATTTCCAATATTTTCAAGAATTTTCCTCACCTCCTGACTTAACAGACAGCAATTCATGTCTGCTTTTTTCTTTCTCGAGATTAAACTGGCACATATACCACTCTTCTGAATCAGGAGGGAACGTTTTTAGTGCTGTTTCGTACATAAGTATGTTCTTTTCTACCTGCTCAAGCTCGTTTGGGACCTGAGCGGGATTGTACTTTTTTGTTCTAATATCCCGCATTTCATGCCTGATCTGGTTACGACTTTTACCTTTTTTAGAGATATAAGTACCGCCCAGCTCGATAAATGCAGTGCTAAAAGAAACGGATTCGTATTGCATTACGAAATCAAACACATCACCGCCGATTCCACAGCCGAAACAGTAAAATGAATCATCGTAGATTTTGCAGGACGCTGATTTTTCTTTATGAAAAGGGCAACATATAAATCCCGCTCTGTTCGGTTTTAATCCATACCTGGAAAGGATTTCCGGCATTTTCACTGACTGTTTAATTTCTTCTTTTGTCATGACAGCAACTTCACTATTCTCTTGCCAGTCTCTTCTTTTGTGCAGAACTCAAATCTGATGCCGTATTTATCTCTGATCGTGCAAAGAGATTTGTACAACTGGCAACCATCAACAGCCTTGTCCGATATTACAGTCTTAACCTTTTTACCGTTTACTGTCTTCCAGATAACTTTGTGCTTTCTTGGATTCTCCCAGAAATACACGTCACCTACACTCTTGATATCTGGCCCATGTTCGCAAAGAATAATTAGCTGTATACCTGCTTCACGGGCCCTGATAAGCTCTGCCTTGAATCTTTCGTGTTGCTGGCAGACATTTCCACATAGCTCTTGTAAATCCTTTTTGCGGTCAATACAGAGCTTTGCATTGTCCAACGACTGATAATCTCCGCAGTATAACTTCGATCGGAAATACTGTACTCCAAGACTGTCAAACTGCTTTTGAATCCGTTCCCATTCCTTTTTATGTTCTCTTGTGTCTGTCTGTATAACCATTAAAAACACATCCTTTTAATTGAATGGAAGCTCTTCCTGTACACTATCCGGAATACTCATAAAATCAGTTCCTGCTGAACTCGCCCCCATGATAGCTTCTTCTTTCAGATGATCGTCATACGCTTTTGTGGTACGCTCTTCTGGAATATCTGCATCTTTGATTCCTTCCACGCTGCGGAACCATGCAAGCTTGTGGCGTTTCACTTCTTTATTGTCGTACCAGTCTTTCTCCAGACGGAAGATGCCACCGATCAGCTTGCCTTTGAACTGCTGTCCGAAGTTATCGCCCCACTTAACAGCAAATCCCGGATTTGACTTTTCTACACATGTAATGAATGTTTTGAGATTACGAACACCATAATCTACACTCTCGTCAATAACCATGTAATTAGTTCCGGCATTCGGGTATTTCTTGTCTGGGCGAATATCATTCTCAAACTGCTTCATAAAATAACCTGCCTGCTCGTCTCCATCTGCGAAATCAAACAGAACAACGATCATATTCAGTCCGCCCTGGGACTGACGTTCGGACACCTGCTTAATAACCATTTTGTGACCACCAAGCTTAATTGGTTCAAATTCTCCTGCTGCCTGTGTTGTATCATAGCTATTTGGTTTCTGCATTGTCTGCTCCTCCTAATTCGTAATAATCTCTAATAATCTTGTCTACTGCTGCCAGATCATTGTCTATGGTAAGTGAATCAAACATACCAATCGGTGATTTGCTAACAGCTCCCTGACTTGCCTGAGTGACAAATAAATGCTTTCCACTTTCTTCAATGCAGCGGAGAACTATTGTAAACATGCCCTCCACGCAAACTTTTTCATCCAAAAGTTTTCCTATTGTCTTTGGCTTTACGTCTCCAGAATCATCCTTATCTTCGTGCATCATAAGATATACGACTTTGCTTTCCGGAACCTTTGCCACAATGAACTGAATCAGATTCCAGAAATAATCGCCAATGTCATTGTAAAGTGAAAATACTGCATTACCTTTTCCGGCAGAAGCGTGTCCTCTCATAAAATGATTCGTAATAAGATAGCCTGCATCATCAATTACGATTGACTCTGCTTTTGATGCAATCAGGCATTTCATTACCTGCTGGTAATCATCTGTAAACCATCCGTCAATCTTACCTTTAAACGGAAGCGGCTTATTTAATACTCTGATAAGGTTCCAGTTTTTGTTTTGACAGTTTCTGAGACTAGTACTTTTGCCGGATCCAGATTTTCCAATAATCAATACTGGTGTTGCCATTGTTATTCCTCCTTGTCATAAACCACGTGCTTACTGCTTTCAATAATCAGCAAACTTGCGATATCTTTCATTGATAAGGTTGATTCGTTATAAATTTCAACCAGTGCGTTATATGCGCCTGTTGAAACTTTCACGACAGGGTTATCCTTATCAGTTGCCGGTTGTTTCTTTCTCGCCGGAATACGGATTTCAAAATCACTCATAGCGCTCTCCTACTTAATCTGAATATTCTGAGAAGTTTTTAGTGAAATTCCCGGAAATTCTTTTCCGGCTTTCAATGCAGCTTTCAATCCGATTTTGTCAGGTGTAGGCTCTGCATATTTAAGGAACTCCTCAGGAACAGTTGCATTCGCTGAAATATCTACAGAATCACTTTTTCTGTAAGAAATTGATACCTTTGCAGTCTTAAATTTCTCACCATCCAGATATTTTGAAAGAAATTCTTTTAATGAAGCTGCTTTGTTCTCAGCAACTTTTTGACGTGCTGCAAGGTTATCTTTTTCTTCTTTTAAGGCTTTTGCATCTGACAGAAGATTTTTAATCCAACAACCGATACCCTCAATCTTCTGATCTCTTTCCATCTGAAGAGCAGAAAGCCTCTCAACATCAATGATTTCTCCTGTTTCCATGTCTACACAATCCATAATTGCGTTATCAATTTCGTACAATTTCATTATCTTTTCTCCTCTCTTTTAAAGAAACAATACAATGTATCCGTCTCATGACATTCGATATGATCCAGAGACATATCACAGTTTTCATAATCCAAAACGCGATCCCCTCTGGACTGAAGCTCTCTGAGCAATTCGTTAATGCATCCTGCTATCTCCAGACTGGGAAGAAGTTTCATAATTGCTATCTGTTTACTCATTTGGACACTTCCCATCTATCAGAAGTTCCAGCAAGAATGCTTTGATTTTATTAAGCTTTTCACGGCTTTCTTTCTCGGAAAATGGATTAAAAGATACATTCTGATATAAATCCCATTTAAATTTGCCTTTGGGGAGGAGAACATCTTCCTTCCTTTTAACCCCTCTTACTTCCAAACCGTAGCCTGAAAATTCGAATGTAACACTTGCTGTCGGAACTTCATTCACAACTCTTTTACAGAGTCCATAAATTTCGTCAATTTCTTTCTCGAACATTTCTTTATCCTCCTTATTTCCTATTGCCAGTCTGCTTTCATCTGGCGCACCGCCCATGCTGCCGAGATGCCAAAAAAGATGTTCAGCCAAATAGGTATATCCACATATTTCCCGGCAAGCATACAAACAGCAATCAGCGCATACTCTTTCATTTCATTTCTCCCATAATCCACGCCATATTGCTTGCTACCAGTGCGACTGCGGTCACAATCCATGCAGTGAACCATTTTCTTGCTTTTTTTCTACTTTCTTCGACAATTTCTGTCGCAAGAATGAACTCAAGTTCGTCCCATGTCGGAACATTTTCACATTTATTTGTGCTATTTCTGCTCATATCGTGCTAATTTCTCCTTTTTTGGTATTTACAATTAGCAGATACGAAGTTATAATTAACCTGTACCTACTAAGTGTGGATTAGTAAGTGCAACGCTCCGGTTGGTGGGGCTTCACCGCCGGGGCACTATCATTTCAATGCTTCTTTCCCTCTCCAGACATATCCTGTTTCTTCCCAGAGCTTTCTTGGAGAGATAACAAATTCTATTCTGCCAGAACCTTTTCTGTCGTGAATCACTTTATTCCCACGATACGCCGTGCCGATAGGCAGCCACCCGTAGATGATTCCTGCTCTGACAGATGGTGTAGGAATGCCTGTCATTTTGCTCACGTCTGATACTGTCAGGCGTTCGTTTGAAAACTCCGGCATCTGTGGGATACCTGATATGATTCTTGCCACTTCTGCGGCAAACTGATGAACCTGTGCATTCTGCTCTATGTAATTATCAACTGCACTCATATAAACCTCTTTTCTAACTGATACTCATTTGAGCATTACAGTCACGTATCATCATTACTGTATTAGTGCATGGATGCCAATTTCTGACATATTCCATAGATTCTTCAAATCTCAGTTTAGGGATGTTATTACGGGCATTTACTGCGAAGTAAGTCTTTATATCCCTGTTGCATTCAGCAAATACTTTCTTGCCAATTTCCTTGTAAGCATTTGACTCTTTCCCACCAAGGTGAGCAATTACGACACTTGACACTAAGTCTCTAATAGATTCCTGCTGTGCGTAGTCAATAGTCATGGTATTTTCAAGTCTGTTAAGCCGCTCTTCATGATCTAAGAATCCTGTCGCAATAACCTGTATCTGTTCAACTGTCGTCAGTGGCTTCTGGTATGAACCTGTCTTTCTGATTGTCGGAAGAACTTCATCCATAACCCATGATTCGAATTTCTCTGCCGATGGAAGTTTCGACTTCATAATCAAGCGGTACAAATCTCCCTCTGTTATGAAACTCGCTTCCTGATTCCTGCCGAGAGAATCTGTGAGGTGGTGTTTTACCACCCCACGGCAATGCTGTTTAAGTGCATTAACCGTGTCCTTGTAGCCAAGAGCTTTCGCAACGTCAGCTCCAACAAAATACGGTTTCCCGTCAATTTCTGCTGTTCGGATGTCCCCGAACTCTTCTGAATTAAAAATCTGTAATTCGTTCATGTTTCTCCTTTTTAATTTGAATTAACTACTTCTTTCTTATCTGATTTTTTCCCCAGATTATTCTCGGAAAAGCTTTCCGTCTTACCGAGAATATATCCTTTGTCAAATTCTGACATATTAGGAATCGCTTCTTTCAGCTTTTCAACGATTCTTTTTTCTTTTTCTGACATATACGCACCTCTTTTCTTGTGATATACTCTCCTGTAAAGGAGGTGTTCATTTGATAACAAGATATCAATATAAAATATTGAAAAAAGCTTTAAGAAATTGTGGATTTACTCCTAGTAATCAGCGTGAAGTAGATGCTTGCAAATACCTTTTCAACAAAAAATACTTTATGCGCTCAAGATCGCAAGATCACGCATATGAAATCACACAAGCGGGTGAAGTCGCCATGAAAGCATATTTTCAAGATATATCCAGATTTTGGATAACAACTGTTCTGTCCATCATTGCGCTGATAACGGGTATTTTTTCAATTTCTATACAATCAGAGCAACTATTGCAATTATTAGAGAAATTATTGAGATAATTGCTAAAACGTGTGTGCAGATGGATAATGATTTCACATATCGTGAATATATTCCGAACTGCTCTTTCAGATATTCGTTATCTGTCTGTTCACTTGGAATTTCTTCGGGCATCTTCAAGTCGCCTTTTTCCCCTGTCAGAACAGCTTTTTTAATCTTGTCTGTCTCATATTGCAAATCCAGAACAAATTTCCAAAGCTCTCCAAAGGACTCTTCGACTTTGTTTTTGTATCTGTTCAACTGTTTTCACCTACCTACCTTGACTTTTTATATTTGTTCTCCTATCCTGTAAGTACAGGCACTGGCATGCTGAGTATTGAGGAAAGGAGGGCGCTACTATGTTTGACAATTTTGGATTAAGCCACTGTGAACTTGCTAAGATTCGTACTGTGAATCCTGAATTGGCTGCACATAATATTGCTTCGGCTTATATCAAAGCGACTGCACAGGTTACCAAATTGCACAGTGAAGATGAAGTTATCGTTTCCGATGTGTTGTCATTGTCCAGCCAATATATTCAAGCCTATAACTATGCTTATGCTTTTGTTGCCAAAGAAAATAAAATCATAAACGAGGCTGAATAGTGCTTATCAAAGTGTCTGGACTTCGCTTATACATTTCTTCCATAACGGAGTCCAGATGTTTACGAGCAACTTTACTTTCTTCAATTGTCAATTCTCCCATTGCCATTACGCAATTTTCTACTGCCTTGAGAATCTTTTCTTTATCATATCCAAGCATCTCTAAAGCATAGTCTGTAAGTCCTGCAACTGTTTTTTCTTTCATGTATTCTCACCTCCTTACGTTTCAATCAATCAGCTCCCTTCCGTTCTGGCAGCCTTGGTTCAAGAAACTTATCGGTTCCAACAGATAATGCTCCACAAATTAATTCGTATTCATCGAAATCTAATTTGCGATTTCCATTGAGAGAAAGATTGAGCTTCTGAACAGGAATACCAGTTTTGTTGGCAACGAATGTCTGTGTTATGCCGTTATTCTCAAGGTATGACTTGATTTTCTTACCAACACACATTTTCAATTCTCCTTTCTATTTAAGTTTCGTTCCTATCGAACAATTACAGTATAACTTCGAAATGTTCGAATGTCAAGAATAAATTTCGAGAAAATCGAAATTATTTTATTGACAGTTCGAAATTTCTATATTATTATTAATCATGAAAGGAGGAAATCGATAATGACATTTGGCGAGAAAATCAAGCAAGCCAGAACAGCAAAGAAATTAACTCAGAAACAACTCGCAGAAAAAATCAATGTAAAACACAATTCAATTAGTGACTGGGAAAAAGATAAGTGCAAACCAGATATGGACACTATCGAACTTCTATGCGGCGCTCTGGAAGTAACACCGACATACCTTGTGGGTTCTAAAAGCGATGACGATTATGCAACCATAATTGGAAACCTTATGTCAGAACCTGACTTCTTAGACTTTATCGAGGAATATAAAGCACTCGATAAAGAAGATAAGAAAGCAATAAAACAAATAGTTTCATCGTTAAACAAAAAGAGCAAGGGTTAATCCCCTTGCTTCTTTGATTTTAGATATTTGATAAGAATCGTATAGATAAATTTTAACTTGCCCTCATTATCACATTTTTCTATCATCTCAATAATTTCTTTCTTATAATCCATAAATAACCCTCCCTGTCGCAACTACCGCCTACACTACAGTATATGTCCGGCCTGTGGGAAATAGAACCGAACATTAGTTCGCTTTTGCTATTATACCACCTATTCCGACTCTTGGCAACTGCCAATGATATACATGAACTTTCGTTATTTCATACACGAACTTTGCAATCTCAAAGGAAATTATGCTTTCACAGAAGAAAAATGCGAGATCACAAACTTTTCTGTGGACTTCCCTCAGATTATGGTTCGGCGCAGACTTCTCCTGATATGCGGCACTGGTGATCTGCACATCATTGTGATTGTTCGGGACAATCTTTAGCGGAATATGTATCGTGCAAAATATCTTAAATATAATTAGGAAGAATGCAAATATCTTAAAACAATTATTTTTCATAACGAATCACTCTTATCCTTTACAAATCATGCTATCTGCGATAAAATAATAATACCACATAAAAGCGTACTTTTGCATGACACTTCAAAATCAGCAAGAAAAATGTAAAAATCATCAAAAATGGCATGATTTAAAGAGTATGTGTAAAGCGTAACAGGAGGAAAAAATGTATGAGTAATGAAAAGACAAAAATCTGCAAGCACTGTAAAATGGAGATCCCGGCAGGAGCAAAGATATGTCCTCATTGTAGAAAGAAACAGGGCGGCAAGCTGAAATGGGTAGTTCTGGCAGTCGTTGTTATCGGAGCTGTGGGTGCGGCTTCTAGCGGAAGTTCTGATACAAAAACCACAACCACTTCTACTGCAAAAACAGAATCTAAAGAAGTGGCAACACCTACGCCAGTAAGCTATACCTCTGTATCTGTAAACGATATGATGTCTGCTTTGAATGATAACCCGCTTGGAGCATCAAAGCAATACAAAGACCAGTATTTAGAAATCACTGGAAAACTTGGAAATATTGACGCTTCTGGAGACTACATTGACCTCATGGCAGATGGTGATTTTGAAATCATTGGCGTACAATGCTATATTAAAAATGATGAGCAGGAGTCAAAAGTTACATCTATGAAAATGGGTGACATGGTGACTTTGAAAGGAAAATGTACAGACGTAGGTGAAGTTCTTGGATATTCATTTGACATTGAAGAAATAGAATAAATAAAATCACCCCGGCATTGGCGTACCGAGGTGGCGTTTATACATCTCCGAAGAAATGTAATATTCTGGCAAAACATATTGTATCATCTTCGGAGCAGTCGAACAAGACAGAAAATTTGTTCGGCTGTTATTTTTATACTCAAAACAACCACTTAAAGAAAAGAGGAATAAAAATGGCGAAGAAAAGAAAGAAATATCCAAAACTGCCGAATAACTTTGGCTCTATCCGGTATCTTGGCAAGAACCGGAGAAATTGTTTTGCGGTACATCCGCCAGCTACACTGGACGCAACAGGGAAAGCAGTTCGACCGCCCGCGATCTGCTACGTAGACGACTGGATTAAAGGATTTACTGTACTGACCGCATACAAAGCCGGCACGTATCAACCCGGGATGGAACGGGATCTTGAGATATCACCTACAACGGACGTAGATACCCTTGTTACTCGTTTAATTGCTGACTACAATACAATCAAGGGTGTCGAGGATAAACACCCGGAAATCAAGAAATTGACGTTCTCAGAGGTATATGAGAAGTTTTACGTATGGAAGTTTCCGGAGGGTTCAAAACTTTCTTATAGTTCAAAGATAGCTTACCAGACCGCTTACTCAAATTGCACAGCTTTGTATAACCGTATCTTTGAGGATTTAAAAGCGCCTGATCTGCAAAAGGTAATTGATGACTGCCCGTTAAAGCGTCAGAGTCTTATGGCAATTCTTACACTGTTCAAGCAGATGTATAAATATGCCGTTTACTCAGAAATTGTAACGGAAAACAAGGCGTTATATGTCCATGTCAATGCTGATAATGACACCGAACATGGAACTCCCTTTTCTGATCAGGAAATGCAAGTGCTGTGGAATAATGCCAACGATCCAGAAGTGCAGCTCATTCTTATTATGTGTTACTCCGGCTGGAGAATCGGTGAAGTGTTAAAACTTACAACCAACTTAGAAGAAGGATACTTTCAAGGCGGCATCAAAACAAAAGCCGGTAAAAACAGAATTGTCCCGATACATCCCGCTATATACCATTTTGTCGAACAGAAAGTGCTGACACAAGATGGAAAACTATGCGTATATACTCAGCAGCATCACAGAAAAGCGCTGTTCTATCCTACACTGGAACGCTTAGGAATCGTCGGTAATCCGAAACACACGCCGCATGACTGCCGACACACCTTTTCTGCGCTGTGCGAAAAATACGGCGTCCGGGAGAACGATCGTAAGAGAATGCTCGGTCATTCATTCGGCGGTGATGTTACAAACGCCGTTTACGGTCACCGGACATTGGAAGAACTCCGTATAGAGATTGAGAAAATAAAAGTCCCATTTGTGACTAACTGTGACTAACGGAATCTTATTTTATCAATTTTATTCATCACAATTCAGAACATAAAAACGCGTGAAACCCTTGTAAAATCAACATTTTCAGCGATTTTACAAGGAATTCACTCATTTCATTTTCATTATTCTAATTGTATTCAATCAGGATATTAATTAGAACTATGCAAATGTCAGAAAGTCCTTTAAATACAGTACTTTAGAGGATATTTAATTAGGAAACGATTTTTTTGTTTGTGACTAACGTGTGTCCAACGAACTAATAGGATTTACAAAACGAAATGATACAATATGTTATAAGAAGCATGATTCCCGGGGGTACTATCCCCGGGAATTTTTATTTATGAATTTCTGAAATTCTGGTAAATACACCTTTTGGTACAAACTCAAACACGAATCCCTCGTCGTTCGGATATGGGATTCTGACAAAATACCATTTCAATCCCGAACTGTCAGTTTCTGTGTACTTCATTACCTCTACAACTGCACCTTTTTTCAGCTTTGGAAACAGTTTAGATGGGCTATTTTTGTTTGATTTTGCATAACATTTTGTATCTTTTTTAATCTGTGCAATGTAGGCTCTGGTGTTCTGTTTTTTGACTGTATCCGAGTCTGAAACTGGCGTTGTATCTTTGACTAAACTGTAGTTTGGAGTGCAGAATTTTGTTCCAGGCATCTGACTGTTAAGATAACTCTTTGCGCAGACACCGCCACCATTTGCAATAATTCCAGATGCACCAGAAGTATTTCCCTCGATAGTATAGAACCTGTCTCCAATCACGGCTGTTACTATACCGGTATGAGTAAATGTTCCGTTACGGTAAAAGATTACGATATCACCAATCTTTGGATTAGCATTCTTTGTAAACAGATTGCCAAGTGTCGGACAGTACACATAAGGCCAGTGTTTTAAGAGTTCCTTTGCTTTCTCCTGTCCAAAAGCTTTCATGAAGCACCAACTCACAAAGCCGGCACACCATGGCTGTCCTTGATAAGATGGCTTTACATCTCTCCAATATTTTGTATAGTTATTGGAACCTGCATTTGCTGTCTTGCTATCAAGTTGGCTATTGCTTGCCTTTTCGAGATATCCAATTTCATTCTTTGCGATCTGGATTAATTTGTCAATTGCGTTCATACCTGTTTCCTCACTTTCTGGAAAATATGTCTTTAATGCATCGTAAATAAACCTCTGCCGGCTCTTATATGCCCCGACTTGGTTTCCTGTATCGGTCTGGCAGGCTACATAGAGATTGTCGAGTGTATATGGTTTCTTAGTCTTTGCCAGAATCCTCGTTACTGCCCCTAATCCGCCTTGATGCCTAAAGTTCACGCACATAGCTTGTGCTCTAGCGTCCGTAACGCCCTGTTTAAGAGCTTCATCTGCATAGGTGGCTAATTGTTCATCCATAAGGCCATCTTGGCATTTAACGCCCAAATCGGACGAAATAAGGGCAACTATGGTGTCGGCAAGCTGTGACACTCTGGAAATATTGAAACATTCCCAGTTTGCGGTCTGGACTTGTTCCAGAAGTCTGACCTTGTCTATTTTCTCCCACTGTTCCGGGTCAGCATCGTAAATCCGTTCCAGAAGTGTCTTGGCTTCGGTTGCATACCATGCTCCTGCCCCTATTGTGATTGCGTGTTCTTCAGAAGAATTAGTGTAGGCTTCCGTGAAGTCCGAATAATCCTGCTGTCCATAAACCTGTCCGCCGGTTTCGACTGCGTAAATAATCTTTCTGAGAACTGCTTTTTGTTTATCTGTCATGTAAGAAACCTCCTAGATTTTGCTTTATATATTATGTTTTACTGTAGCAAGCTTGCTTTTTCTACCGTTCCATCCTCATTCAGCACATAACCGTCCTCTTTAAGTTTTTTAATCACTTTTGCATTCCACAACTCAGGAACATCCATCCATTTCTTTAATCCGTTGATAACTCTCTCTTCGTAAAATTTAACCATTGTTTTCACCTCCGATTGTTGAAACTAAAGTAGCCAGTTCATCAAGTGCCGAATCATGTGTTGATACAAGTTCAGCCAGACCATCAATCCCATCACCATTAGCTAGAATCTTGCGATTAGATTCTGCATTCAGCATCTGCATGACAAAATCCAACTTCTCAGACATCTCATTCAGTCTGTTCGAAACTCGATTAATGGCTTTGTAGATATTTGCAATTTCCTTTTTATCCATATGCACCTCCTATTCTTAGCTATTCAGCTATAAATAATTCATTAATTTACTTTCCTGATTGTCTGATACTGCTTACGAGCATTCAATTTCTCTTGACTTGATGGGATTTACTGGGATTTTAGAGGCATAAGCAGGGGGAAATGCCAAGAGTGTAGCTGACGCCACTGTAGTACGGTTTCCCGTCCATGTCCACATGACAGAAGTTTTTTTCGCCGCTGAAGTAAGGCGAACGTTCCCAATAGCGGCCAGACACGAAATTGCTGCTAAAGTACGGTTTCTTATATATATTAGCAGTTGCGTTCTTAAAGTACTGATACTGTTCTCCCTCGCCTGCGAAAGAATACTTTATACTGCCAAAAACCTCAATTTCAGAAGGTAAAAATACATAGTCATTTGAGGCTTTAATCGTACTACTTTTGCTTCCCACAGATGCCAACTTCTTGACCTGCTTCATCATATTTTGAATATAAGTAGGCAAACATTTCTTGTACACATTATTGCACCACGTACGTCTTGCACAGCCTTCCCAACCACCACTATTTGTACTTGAACCGTTTATATAACCACATTCATGTGATGCACTATAGGAGGTGTTATATTCTGTCGTAGTGTCTAAATACAACATACGTTCTGTCTGAATTGTAATAGCGGCTTTAGTCTTGCCATTGATAGCAGTCGCTAAGTCATCATGTTCGATTCCGATAATTACATAGGCATAATCATTCGCTCTGTGTGACTCACTTACGCCAGTTGCATCCATGGCATTGTGATGGATGGTTCTCTTGTCGCCGACCGCCCAATAGTCGCTAATGTTGATTTTGCCTGCGTAGTGCGCTTCAATCATCTTTTCAATCTCTGCGTCTGTTCCGTCGGCAAATGTGACAATCTTCAAATCCTCTTTTGGTTCGCCGAGAAGTCTGTTTCCTGCATCGTAGTTGTATACACCATCTGTAGAATATGGAAACAGTGTAAAGTAATATTGTTTGCCGTTTGTCAGCCCTGTGACTGTATAGCCTGTGGTTTTGTATTTATCTCGAACTGTATTATCAACCACAAGCGTTCCGTCATCTGGATTTGCGGGATAGCCCGTTTCTTTCATTACAAGTTTTGTGCCAGCCCATGCAGAGAATGTTGAACCACTAATTACCGTGTTTTCAGGGTCTTGCCATTTAATTGTGACAGATGCATTTAAGTTCTCAATCGTTGGGTTGTTTACGGGCTTGGGAGTAACGGTTGTGCCACCGCCTTTTGCGTGGAGTGTTCCGTCTTCATCTATGAATGTTGTCTTGCCGTCAGGCTTAACCTTACCGAGAATTTCAATTGTAGCAATTGGGACAGTCGCATCACTCCCCTTGTCCCCTTTTGGTCCTTTGATGTTTACTGTTTCGGGATTGGCGATTCCATCTGTGTTGCTCCAGCTTATGTTTCCATCAGTGTCTACACTTGGAATGAATGTAGTGCCCTTTTCTCCTTGCGGTCCAGTATCTCCTTTTGCGCCCATATCGCCTTGCGGCCCGGTAATATTTACTGTCTGGGGGTTTTCAAGTCCTCCGTCATTACTCCAGCTTATGTTTCCTTTGCTGTCTACAACAGGAGTGAATGTGGTTCCTCGCGCACCAGTATCTCCTTGCTCACCTTTTGGACCAACCGAGCCTTGTTCGCCTTGTGGCCCAGTATCGCCTTTTAGACCCTGTGCTCCCTGCTCTCCTTTTTCTCCGGGATCTCCTTTTACACCCTGCGGTCCTGGATCGCCCTTTGGGCCTTGCGGACCAACTGGCCCCTGTGGCCCCTGAATTTTGCCAGCATTGTTCCAATTCGTGCCGTCGAAAACCCACATTTCTCCGTCTATTAAATATGCATCGTTCTTCTCTGCACTCAGGGGGAGGTCTGCCTCAGATTCTTTTGTACCAAGGACATTAAGAGACGTTCCGTCGTTTCCTTGTTCACCCTTTTCTCCTCGCGGGCCTTGCGGACCAACTGGCCCCTGCGGACCAACGTCTCCTTTTTCACCTTTTGGGCCTTGCACTCCTTGAGGTCCCATAATATTCCCAACATTTTTACTATCACCATCTGAAAATGTTATTGTCAAATTTCCATCTACGTCGATACTGACCGCTGTGATAGAGACACCCCTCAGTGATTCTTTCTGCTCAGGTGTCAGCGACTCAAATGTCACGGTGCCATCCATGCCCTTTTCTCCCGGATCACCTTTATCTCCTTTTTCTCCTTTGGGACCTTGCGGGCCAACAAATTCTCCGGCATTAACCATCTCTGAAATGTCCTCAATGGAACACAACCGTCTTACATCATTAGCCGCAAATGCAATGTATAAGGCTTTACCAGATGGAACGGACGGGTCATTGCCAAGAATCGCAACGGGCTCTCCGGGACGAATTTTCGACGTATCAAAATCGGCGTACATACCGCGCCGGAATTGTATTGTGTATGTATTGGCCATATTAGACTTACCTCCTTATGAAAGGAAATTATTTTTTATGTAATCCTTTACGGAATCAAGATTTTTCTGCACGCTGTCATTCATCACGAGAAAATTGCCTTTATTGTTCTGGCTGATGATACTTCCTGTGTTTTCGTCTACTTCTGAATAGGTATAAGCAATGCGGCTCCCCTCTCCGGTGCTAAGATTCATAAAACTTGTTAAAATCTTCTTCATGATATTACCTCCATCTGATTGATAATGCTTAATCTGTCGTTAATAAGCTCTGATTCATAATCTGGTTCCGAGATCTCTGTTTCTTCTGACTCATAATCTGGTTCCGAGATCTCTGTTTCTTCTGACTCATAATCTGGTTCCGGGATTTCTGTTTCTTCTGATTCATAATCTGGTTCCGGGATTTCTATATCTCTTGCGTCTGTATAAGCCGTATCTCCCGGATCAGTAAATCGCATATGCTCATATTGAGCCTGTCTTGCTTTGATTTCGAACGAAAATTTAAGTCCCGGAGTTCCTTTTACAATAAAATAATTTTGCTCTTTCTCAGCCACCCAGCAGTCACCCTCTCCTTCTCTTTGCAAGAACACATAATATTTAATGCCGACATTTGCAGATTCCTGAAAGATATCATCTATGTCAATCATACAAGTCCCGTCATCCGATATTACAGATTCGCCGATATCTCCAAAGAATGGGGTTGGCATTTCATAGCAGTAAAAGAGTTGCTCATCGTAGTCAGCTGTTGATACCGATCTCGATTTTGTCCCGCTTACTTTCAACTTCCCTCTGATAGAAGCATCTGCAAGGTCTGTCCCCGTACCTGCACTGTAGAAATGACCACTGGCTTCTACGTGCGTACCTACTTCAACTTTTTTTGATGTCGAAACGCTGCCCGCCGAAACACTAGCATCAACCGAAACTGAGCTTGCGTGTACGGTTCCTGTATAAAGATTGATTCCTCTAATTCGTGTTCCATACAGTGTCCCGTACCCCGGTACATATACTCCTGTATTCGTCTCTGAATAGATCTCTCCAGTTGAAGCATCTAGCGTTACTTCTCCATACGTGCCACTTGCTGAAAGCTTTTTAATTCCAACTTTCCATCCTGCTAATTCACCTGTGTTAATATAATCGGCGTTCATGTACACATTACCATTTGATAAATACAGACCTTTATTATTGCTGTTATCGCTTAACACATCAATAATCTCTTGTTTAGACATTTTCCCTATGTCGAGATCACTAAGTGCATTGTCTGTGTAGCGATTCGCACTCGATAGTGCTGTCGAAGCTTTATCTTCCGCAATGCTATATATTGTATCACCGTTTGTCAACGCAAATGTATTAGGCCTGAGCGTAACATTTCCGTAGTTATCAATCGCAAATGTTGATACCCCAGAACTGTTTGTAACGTTGATGTTTTTCAAGCTAATCAAATCGGCTGAAATCTGACCTGATTTAATGTAAGAAGCGTTTATATACAGATGCCCGTTCTGCATATAAATTCCCTCTTGCTTACCGTTATCCGTTAAAGCGTTAAAAACTCTTTCAAAATTGACAATTTTTTTAGCATCCAGTTCCTGCCAAGCGCCATCAGTCCCAGAAAACATATATACCTGGCTTGTAGAGAAGTTCATGAAAATCGAGCCGTCATGCTTTTCATATTCTTCCCTTTTCCACTCAGATGCCGGATAGTTCTGCAATGTTGGTGTATACGTGCCATAATAGTTCGGGATAGTCACATTACGAGCTGTCTCATTCACAACGTCCTTGGCGATCTGTTCAATAGTTCTGCTTTTTAGCGTAAAGTTTTCAACCTCTAATGTGACAGCGCCTGTATCAGCGTCTATTCTTAATGTAACATTCCCGTTATTGTCTTTCGCTGTAAATCCTCTCGTGTTAATCCATTCTGATTGGATTCCAATAGCATACAGGATGTTCAGAACAGCATCCCCATTACTGTCAAAGCCTGCTTTCCAAGTCTGACCTCCATCTACTGACAAAAAGAATCCATCGACACCTGTCTTATAAATTACTTTAGAATCAGCAAGTGTAGGTTTGTCATGGCGATATGATACCGTCGAGCCGTCTGCCTGAACTTCTTCTGTATAGTAGAATCCAAGGGTGTTGGCTGCAAGTTCATTCATCTGTTTAAGCTTTATGTCATAGGCAGATAACTTTTTCTCTGTGTCTTTTTTTGCTTGCTCTACCGCTGCCTGCTGTTCACCAATAAACTCGCTTGCATCTTCTTCAGCACTCTTTGCGCTACAGCTCCATGATGTTGAACCGCCGAACGCAAACTCTATATCTGTCACAAATGATCTAAAGACACGATTCTTTGTATCAATAAATTCGACTGGGTCGCCGAAAGTGGCGTATCCGTTTGCGATTCCGTCGCATGAGAAAGGACGCATTCGCAAACCGATTAATTGATTTCCAATAGCTTCGACTCCTGCCTGTGCATTTCCCGACAACAATTGATTATCAATAGTAATTACATAGCCGTCCTGACCTGACATATATTCTGTCTCATCTTCTACGTATTTGACGCCTGTTACAATAACATCGTCTACGTCATATTGTAGATTCTGAATTGAAAATAACGTGTGATAGTCGTTATTGCTTAACGTACCACCATCAACCACAGTCCCTGTTGTCCATGGATTAAGTGTGCCACCATCCAGATCATCACCATTTGTCCAGTTCTTTATTGCTCCACCATCGTAAATAGTCGTATTGGTAAATGTCTTATCAAACGTAATAATCCTGAGTAAGTCATTTTCGTCGATTCTTGCATTTCCACCGGCTATCCCGGCACACATTCCGATTACTGTACGATATGTCGCATTAGATGGCGCTTTCTGAATCTGAAAGTCCGCATTTGGAAACATTGCATCTCCAAGAGTGATTCCGCATTGCTGACAGCATTCTGAGAGCAGTTCCTTGACAGTGCAAGGAAAAGATAAATTAGAATCATACGTCTTGTCAGCGTTATGCATTTTGTCTAAGAGGGAAAGACTAATCTCGCTCGCTGTTGCAGGCTTTTTCGACACAATGTAAGTACCTCTTTTTATAGTTTCTAATTTGTTGGATAACTGAAGATTAAGAAAAATGACAAATCTTGCACCGTTAAAGTTGTAATTGTCAAAGCGGCCATCATCGTTTACTAATGATAAACTTGCTGTTTTTTCGATTGCCACACCCACTGGGAAGTCCCCAGAGTCTGCTGAATCTACAAGACTGTTTCCGGACAAATAAAAGTCTTTTTTGCCTAGCTTAAGAGTTGCGCTATTTGACAATGTAACATTTGCTGTCACGTAATAATTTCTGTTTGTAAGAGATTCTTTTTTTAACTGAGTAGATACATTTATCAAATCGGCTCAATCCTCCTTACATTAATAGACAAATCCGTCCACTTTTCTTCCCCGTCTTTCAAAGTTTGCGCAGCCATATTAAAATTTGATGCGTAGAATGTTCTGTCTATCCATCTTCCCGGAACAGTAGGGTCTTTATGATGGAATGTGAATTGACTTTTGTTAAGCACAGTATTTAGTATGGTTGCTATTTCAGTCCACGTAAGTTCACCCCATTGCATGTCATATCCGCCAATTGTTCCCATTGGTGTATTATGCATGATTAAATCTTGACTTCTCTTAGAATCTTCCGTAGAAGTGGTTGCGAACACCGGCTTGTAACTGTCCGGTGCTCTTATAACAACGTTGTCTATTTTAAACTGTTCCTGCGCCATATTCTTCTCCTTATGCTAACTCAAATGGGTTTTTTCCATTCCGGTTTCTTCTCATTTCGGCTTCACTGATAATAATATCTAACAGTTTTCTACCAGATGCATTGACTGTAACATTATAGGTATTTCCGCCTCCCTGTCCTTTCCCTGATTCTTCCCGGACAATCTGACGCAACAGGCTTTCCGGTGCTTCCAAGTTATTGCCTTTTTTCTGGTCGCCAAGTACTGCAAGGAATTCTGACCTTGGCGGAATAACTGCACCACTGGCCAGATATGGGATAGTTCCGATACGTGGAAATGTTGCATGAAATCCAATAGTCTTTGAACCAAACGGCGTTGGAACAGTCCAAGGCCCGAAAGAGAAAGCAGATTCAATTCCACCAATTGCATTATTAATCATCCCAACTGCATTATTGACGATGCTGATTGCCTGATTAATCGGAGCTTTAATAAAATTTACAATGCCTTCAAATGCAGATCTGACTGCATCTCTGGCGGCGTTAAACTTATTAGTGATAGCATTTTTTATCGCTTCTACTTTATTAGATACGAACGTAGCTACGTTTTCCCATGTTTTTGATGTCTTGTTCTTTACGCTGTCCCATACGCCTACAACTTTAGTTTTAATTGCATTAAATACTGTGCTGGCTGTGGATTTAAGAGAGTTCCAAAGACCAGAAAGGGTCTTTTTAATTGCGTTCCAGATTGTTGAAGTCAATGCTTTAATCGCATTCCAAGCAGTGCTGATGATGCTCTTTATTATACTCAACGCGCCTTTTGTTACGGTTTTAATTATCTCCCACGCACCTGACACAACATCTTTGATAAAACTCCATGCTCCATCCGCAATCTCTTTTATTCCCTGCCAAGCCAGTTCCCAGTCTCCCGTGAAAACGCCGACAAGAAAATCAATGATTCCGCTCAGTGTGTCTGCTACGTCACCAATTATTTTAATTAATGTTTTTATGACTTTGATTGCCACAGTGCCTACAACGTCAATTATTTCTGCCACAACCGGAAGCAAATTTGCGATTATCCAGTTAATTAAAGGAACTAACACCGACTCCCACAGAAGTTTCAGAGAATCAATGAGTTTTCCGAGGAATGTTTCTATCTTTAAAATCGCGTCCCCTAATGGTCCCTCTAACAGCCCTTTGATTTGTTCCGCCAGTCCTTGTAGCACTGGAAGAATGTATGTGTTATATCCAGTTATCAGAGTTTCAAATATGCTTGATAGTCCATCTGCTATAGAATCAAAGAACGGTTTTACATGTTCATCGTATAACCTCGATATTGCGTCACTAAGGTTTTGAACAACTGTTAAGACCCCACTTGTTACAGTTTCTATTACTCCGAGACTACCCTCGATTGCTGACTTTAAAATGTCCTTGTTGTCGATAAAAGGCTGCGCAATCATGTTAAGGATATCTCTGCCAAGTTTTGCAGCCGTTTCTGTAAGAACCATTCCAATTTCAGCAAAGATTCCGATTAAATCTGCTGTAATCTGCTGTGCGGTTTCTCCACCAAAAACTGAGAAAACATCAGCGAAAGCAACTGCAAGATTTCCCGCGATTTGTGAAATTTCGGCACCGATGTTGAACATATCTATCAGATAGTTCTTTATTCTTTGCGCGTTCTGCTTTAAAAACTTTTCAATTCCGCCTATAATGTTTTGCGCAATTGTTAATCCGATTCTGGCAAATGAGCCAGCAACTTGTCCAATTGCATACGCAAATGAATCTAAAAAATTATTTGCTGCTTTGGTAACTTCTGGGTCAGTGAAGATATCCTTTAAAGATTTCCATATGGAATCGAGATCTTTCTTTATTCCGTCAAAAATTGGCTCATAATCTCCTAATCCATCCCAGAATCCTTTTGCGATTAACTTAGCCAGCTGTTTAAATCTGTCAATTATCTTCTCTAGTGGTTTTGACATTTTGTCAAGAACTGTCTCACCCTCTGCTACCTTTCCGTAATCAACATTTTGTACAGCATCTTTCATCTGATCTGGAAGTCCGCCGGTTGCGCCCGGTACTTTTGGCGATGAATCCGCACTTTTATCCGTTGAGTAATTATTTATTTCATCCAAAGGACTAAGGTATCCCTTTGCCGCTTTAGTAGCTTTCTTGGTTGCGTCCGCTGTATCATTTGTTGCGCCTGCCAGCTTTTCAGCATTATCGGCAGCTTCTCCGTATTGATCGGCTGTGTCGGCTATTGCATCCGTCCCGACAAGGCCTGCGCCACTCGCGCCTGTTTGTCCAGATGATTTCTTTCCAGTAATTAACTCCGTAAATGACTTGAAGGCATTTGCCAGAGTTGCTAACTTACCGAGTAAGATATTGATAACTTTCAGAACAGGAGTAAAGAGGTTAATTAATCCCTGTCCGACTGTTGCCTTGAGAGATTGCAGCTGTAACTGCATCACTCGCACCTGGTTCGCCCAGTTGTCAGATGTACGGATAAAGTCACCTGAAGCCGCAGATAATTGATTCTGCACAAAAGCCAGACGGAGAGCCACTTTCTCCTGTTCAGTCATGGCGGATGTGGTTTTTCCGTAGCCATTAGCCAATGCATATTCATCAAGTGCATTTTGAGTCATTACAACCCCAATATCTTTTAATGTTTCTGTTTCACCAGAAAATACAGACTTTAACTTGATATATGCTAAATCCTGACTAATATTGTAAAAAGAAGCTACATCTCCTGCTAGCTGGGTAAGCTGTGTTGACATATCGTAGGCCTGTGATTCCGTAAAATTAAACTGTTTTGCCATTGATCCAAATAAGCCTACATATTTTTTTGCCATTGTTTCTGACAAGCCTGCTGTTTTTGCTGCTTTTTTTGAAAACTCATCAACTTTTTCAGTCATATTTGGAAAAACTACATTCACAACACTTTGAACTTCGTTTAAATCTGAACCAAGTTTTGTGCACTCTTTTCCAAACTGTACCAACTTGCCAACCGCAAAAGCCCCACCAATCAGCAGACCGATTTTTTTTACAGCACTTCCAAGGCCGTTAAATGACTTTTTTATTGCAGACACGCCGTTTTGCACACCTGATGTGTCCATTCTGGTATCAATAATGACTGAGCCATCAGCAGCCATGTGTCCACCTCCTAACTATTTGAGGTTCAACATCTCATTCAGCTTATCTTTATAAGCTTGCTCCTCATCGCTGAGACGTGTTTTTATGTCAATAATATTCTTGTTTTCCTGATAGAATTTCTTTTCCCACTTGTCGAGCTTTTCGCCCTTTGCTTTTTTTGAACGAATTCCAACTACGGTATTAAAAAGGCACTCGCCAGACTCCATGAAATATCCAAAGAACGTCCACCAGTGCATATAAGGTACTGATCTGATTTCTTTACCAGCAACCTTGTTTACAGCCGGAACGATCATATCTCCATCCTGTTCCCAGTCCATCAAACGAGGTTTGGGCTTGTTCGGGCTATCATCGAATTGGCCACAATCAATAAACTCGCAAGCTTTCTGGCAAGCTTCTGTAAGATGTTCCAGGGGTATGCTTTGCCAATCCTCAAACAAAATCTGTAACATAACAACTGCTTTCGCCTGTTCATCCAGTTCCGGGTCGTTCATGGCAATCAGAATATCAATAATTACTCGAAAATCCGTTCTGATAGAAAAATCCACCCCACTGATGTTTAGTGAGGTGGGAAGCCCATAGGCGGTCATTTTGTGTATTTCTCCGTATACTTATTTACTGCCGCCTGCATTTTTTTCTTTCTTTTTTCTACTTCCGGCGCAATTGCATCTGCAATTTTATCCAGGATGATGTAAGCAAACACCTGTCCGTTTCCAAATACGGTAGTTGCTGTAATTGGCTCTTTGAACAGGTCTTTTGACGCTTCGTATCCGAGCATATAATTGATTTTATCCTCAATCTGCTTATTAATCTCCGCCATCTCTTTGCTGGAAGAAACATTTTTAACAGATTCCTGAGCCTGCTCAAAGAAAGTTTCCAATTCTTCCGCTCTTGCTGCAACGTTAATGTCAGTGGGGTTCAGTTTGAACGAAGAGAACACCTCGCCCTGTTTATTTGTGAATGTGAAAAGAAGAAATCCATCATCAATATTTGTGTTAATTGTTTTTGCCATTTTCTATATCCTCCTAAAATTATTCGCTGTCAGCTGTAAATGATCCAGAAGTAATGTCAAATTTTCCTTTTACACGTTCGCCGGTATAATTGACGGTAAACGGAATCTGATATCCAGATGTATCACCGCCGTAGGAAGTCGGCACAACGTAGCACTCCTGCTGGTATGCTTCATATTTGCCTGCTGTAGCTTCTGTCCAAAGATGAACCTCAACTGCTTTTGTTTTGAGGTTATCGTCTTTGAGACGTCCATCTACGATCTTCTGTAATGCTGTGAACAGATCGGAAGTAGTGTCTGCGTAAAACGGATCAGCGTCAGAAGAAACTTCGTAGCCGTTATGTTTGAATGTGGATTCTCCAAGAATATTTTTAGATGTTTCAGTGTCTGGATTAAGTTCTACATTGTACTCTTCCAGATCTTTTCCAAGACGCTCATATTTTGGTGTCAGTCCTCCACAAAGAGAACCAGAATCAATGTAATGAGCCATATATTTACGGTCAATTTTGCCTGTAACTGCCATAGAAATGTCCTTTCTGCCTATAACTTTAAAAGGCTGTGTAGGTTAGCGACTATCTCCAATTGATAGCCGGTTGTTACTTGTTATATTACTTCATAAGTATTTTCGTAGCGCACTGACAATGGCAATAACCAGTCCTGTACGCCACTCTCCTGTGGCTCTAAACCATAGGAATTATCACGGGTTATACGTTTTATCACTCGCCCCTGTGAAAGCTCTGGAAAAGCATTTAAGCGCGTCTCAGAGCCGTTTATAATAACTGGTTCTCGGCATATCCATTTACCGAGATTGTCCAGAAACTTCTGAACAGATAACTTCTGCCGTTCTTTGTCGGATGCCGTGCGGTAAACCACATAAAACGGATACTGGCATACCTGATGCATTACACCGCATACATCTTCCTTTTCTGAATAGATCAAAGCTCCATTGTCTGCCGAGAACGCAATTCCAGATTCCTTGCCAAGTTCTTCAAACTTGATTGTTTCATTTTCGTACAGTCCCGGATACTGGTTCAGAAGTGCCTTCATGGCGTCTGTCAAAATTTCATATCCGGTTACATCTTTACCGATAGGTTTATCTGCCATGTCTACCGCCTCCTGCCTGTGCTTTTACTTTGCGAATCCACGTACTGCCGTATTGTCGTTTTGCGGCATCAAACCACTTTGCTTGTGCCCGTGGGTGCGCTTGTTTGGTGTATTCCAGGTTCTCTTTTGCGTTTGTCTGGCCGGAATACTGGCTAACAAGTACTTTTTTTGCTCCACGTCTTGCGTAAGGGCTTCCGGTTGATTCGTCAACCATTCCTTTTCCCTCGTACAGAAAACGCCCATAAGGAGCCGCCGCCGCACACACTTTCCCAGTTCCTTGCAAGGATGTACTCTCAACTCTTGTTCGATTGATAAAGTCCCCTGTAATCATCGGCATAAACGGTACCATACTATCCATGACCATCCCATCAAGGAGATACTGAACTTCTTGATACTGTCTGGAAAACCTGTCCATATTTAGTTTGATTTTCATATCTCCATCGACTACGGAGAATCCTTTGAAATGATGAATCTTACTCATATTACTTACCCAGAATCTCAAAATGTGGAATCAGTGTATACGGACCACCTACACTGGTAATCTTGAACACGTTGTCCTTATTCTCATTCATGTACTGGTAGAATCCATTTCTGTAATCACCATCAGTTACTGTTCCACCAGTCCACTCGCCCTCCCAGAAGAATGATTCATCTGAGAATGTGATAGTATCTTCCAGAGCGTTGTTGATCTGCCTTTTCCACTCTTTAGGCGGCACCCATGGAAGAATCTTACCGTCTTTATCAGTAATGGTTATATCGCCGTTCTGGACGGTATAGCGGATGTGTAACTGTGCGTTGTCAGTTGCGTCTGGTCCGTACTTTTTAAGGATTGCTCCTTTGTCTGTAATGAGGTCAACGCCGGATAAAACATGAGGATACCAGTACGCATCTCCAGTTGTGGCACTTTCGTAATAGTTGAAAAGTGTAATTTTAGATGAATACATGATACCCTCTCCTTAATTATTCTTTCTGCACTGTCTGCTTAATAACCTGATTTACACCGGTGGCCGACAATCCATTAAACATACCGACTGCAACTGCCGTGATATAATCCGTTGCCGGGAAATCCGGGATAATTCCCATTCCGACCGCTCCGAGAATTCCACCAATAATCGCCATGATTACTGGAATCCATTCATCAGAGATTCTTTTTGATGCTTTGCAGCCCATTCCTACGATGTAGCAAATCATAACGATTGCTACGCATGAGCCTAATGTTGAAATATCCATTCTTTTCACCTCACATCTGGAATACCAAACTGTTTGTATGTACCTGTAAATGAAAACTGTTTTCCACATTTACAGCAAGTTTCCGTAATGGTACAAGTCTTTTCTTTGTCATTACATTTTGATTCAGCAGGACTTTTGAATTTATGCCCGCCAGTCAAAAAGCACATTACTTTAGTCATCTCAATTACACTCCTGCATACAATATTGGTATTCCGTCATCCGTCCTTACTCCCATCAGAAGTGGCAAAGCTGTCTTAAGAAGTAAGTCATTCGTTTTCTGTACATCTCCGGCGGCGGCATACACTGCACTCCATTCCTTTGCACTTGCTCCAATCTGCTGAGGTGTTGCGTAAGAGATGGATTCACTGCCAGAAGATACAGATGTTACAATGCCTGTCGTGCTACCACCGGACCCGATTGCAGTTGATGTACCGCTCACAGCGGCATTGGTAGCATTCTTTTCAGCAAGCTCAATTTGATACATTAATTCAGCCAATGAACAGACCGCCTTTTTGATACGCTTCTGAGAGCGTTCGTTTGTTGGCAGTCCATCCACCAACCTGTCAAACGTCATTGTGTCCACAAAATCACTGGCTCTTTCTGCCAGTCGTGGAAAATCGGTTTCTGGCACAACTGAACCGAAATATGAAGTTGTGTAAAATTCATAATCTGCGTAAGCCATGCCAGTTACCTCCTACATTTATGATTTCGCTGTTACGCTTGCGCTTCCGACATTCAGTGCCTTGTACGTTCCATCACACTCAACCACTGTGATCTTCTGTCCGGTTGCTGCCTTAATGTCGGATTTTCCGTCCCATGTAGTCCAGTTTCTGAGATTCTGTCCATATCCGACAGTTACTGCTTCTGCCGCAACTTTGTATTTATATACGTTGTTGGCATTTTCCTTAGCCGGATTTACAGTGATTTTTGTGTTGCCGTTCTCTGTCCCAGCCACGGAATTTACTGTCAGAGCACCAAGTGTAGGTGTCTCGTCAATGGTAATTACTGCGATTGCGTCAATGTACTCTGCGAAAAGAGTAAGCCCCATAACCGCAAACGCTTCGGACACCGCTGTGTGGTAGTTGCCCTGAGTGTGGAATCCGATCAGGTTTGTTTCGCCGGAAACGGTATACACCAGACCAGCTCTCGCAAAGTCAGATTCATTCGGGTCAACATAGTACAGGACGATGTTCTCAACAGGAGTTGCAATAACCTGCCCTCTTGGAATCTCACTGTCAGATAACAGGAAGATTGTGTTGAATCCCATAAAATCTTTCATGTACTGGAAACCGAACTGATTCTGAATAGTGATCTCAGCCGCTCCGAGATATTCATATACATCCAGAATGTTCACAAATCCAACAACGCCAGTCACATTTCTGTGCATTTGTTTGAATTTGTTTTCTACACGGCCTTTAGCCATCGCCAGAGCCATCTGGAATGTGGTTTCTGTGGAAGTAAGTGTACCGGTTTTCAGATAATCATAGAATCTGCCGGTAACGTCAGTCTGAAGCTGGAAAAGGAATTCATCATCAGTCATCTGAACAGCGTTCTCATAACCGTGATCCTTGATTGCTTCGATAGATACAGCCTTTGCGTACTTTTCAATAGTCATTTCCGCATAGGTCTTTTCTTTTACAGTAAACTTGCTGTAAGGGATTTCCTCACCCTCACCGACATTTCCGCTCTGCAAAGTACCCTCTGCGTATTTGGACTTGAGTACAGCACCCGGCTGTTTTTTGATAGGTCTCATGATGCCCAGAATATCACGTAAGTGCTGCCAGTTTCTTTCGAATCTGGTTACAAAGTCAATCTCACGTGCTGTGACCTGAATATCATTACTCATAATAAGATTAGCTTTTGCTGCCATATAAAAAATCCTTTCTACCCATAACTATTAAGGTATTGGGTTAGCGGCTATACTCTGTCGTATAGTCGGTGTAAAAAATCACTGGAATAACTGGATATTCTGAGCAATTGCAGCCTGTCTTTCGGACGGGTCTTTGATTGCTTCGATATCTTTCTTCGTCATGCTTCCCGGCTTCTGCTGCTGTCCAACATGAGTAGTAAACCTTGCCTGATTCTGCTGAGCCTGTTGCTGAGATTCATCTACAAAAGCAGATGCGTCAGACTGCTTCATCTGCTCAATCAGGTCGTTCAGCCCAAGGATTTTACCATCTTTCAGCTTAAGACCTGCTTCCTTGATGTCTGCCATAACAGACTTCTTAGCTGCTTCACTGGAAAACTTAACATCATCGAGTGCCGCTTTGAGTGCATCTGAAAAATCACGGTCGTAGATTTTTGCATTAAACTCTTTTTCTGCATCCTCGGCTTTTTTCTTCCATTCAGCAAGCTCTGTCTGAATGTTCGCCGGATCGATACCGTCAAACCCTTTTAAAGTTTCTTCTGCCGTCTCAGCACGTTCTTTCCAGTCATCACGTTCACCCTCGACTTTCGACAGAGTTTTCGCTACTTCTTTTGCGTTCTTATAATGTTCAGAGAGTGCTTTCTTCACATCTGCCTGTTTGTCCTCCGGGATTTCAATTCCATACGATTTTAATGTGTCAATAAGTTTCTGCATAACATCCTCCTGGTCGTGTTTATTGACCTGCCGCCGCAGGTAAATGGA